CTTAACATTAACAATACCTCTATTATAACCTGACTCTTTTGCATCAGCTTCTGGGTTTAGATAGAGTTTTGTAGTTGTACCTGTTATAGGATTAATGTCACTTCCTAGATTATACTTAGTAGTGTAGTAATTACTATTTAAAACTGTCCCAGCTACATCCTTTATAAAATATTCAATATAGTCGTCTGGTAACCCAAAGTTAGATGTAATAAGGGCTGCGTTTATTAATGAAGTATCGGACGGTGAGTATGTTTGATACTGGCCATCTGATCCTAAATATGCTACATCTACTATTTCCATTATATAATATTACTTAAATTCGAATAATTTTGATTTGCTTCTAATAACTGTTGTCTTAGTGAATTAATTTCTTCAATATAAGCTCTTTCCGTATCTGATACAACTCCACCACCTAAATACTCACCACTTCTTTTTACTAAATATTCATGTGAATTTACTTCCCCCATTGCTGGGATTTCAAAAAATAAATCGTTATAGTAATCAAAAAACTGCTCAACTGTAATTGTCGGTGCCTCTACTGAAACGGTTGTTGGTGTGTATAATTCACTAAAAGATGTGTCAATAACCCTAACATAGGTATTGCGACCATAAACCTCTTTTACTAAATTAAGCTCCTGTTCCATTATTCTATAATTTTAAAAACTAAATTTTGACCACTATAAATTAATTCTTCTGCCGGTAATAATTTTAGATCCTCAGGTCCGTATACAGACAATGCGTTATAAATTGATTGGTCATTATCATATAAAGATAATGGTCCATATGTTGTAGAGTAAATACTCGTCTTTATTAATATACGGTAAAACCTGTTAACTTCCAACCCTTTTGTATATAAAGTAAAATAATTTCCTATACTATCAGCACTTAATTTTGTAAAGTTTGAATCAAAGTCTACAATCATTTCCTCAGTCTTTACGTCCTGTAAAGCCCAATAACTTTGCTCAGATAAGTATAGCTGATTCAAATATGCAGATTGTGTTGAGAATGTTCTTGGTGGGTATGTGTACCTAACCGCAGTTCTCATTTTGTATACTTGGTCTTGTTTGAATTGCCCTGGATTGTTTGCAATTGTTATTGTAATTTGATCATTTAATACGTAGTTAGTACCCTGTGGATAGTAGTATGCATCATCCCATTTAAATTGAATTGTTGGTGGATAAATGGTATGCGTATCTACTGAGAAGAACTTTAAATCTACGTAGGATGCTGTGTTTTGCTCTATATAGTTTGGATGCTTTACAACAACTCCGTAGTTGCTAATTGAAGCGGAAAACCACCCATTCATTATGTCAGAAATATCCATATTAATGTCCTTATTAGACATATAATCAAAAAACTGACTTCCTGTATAGGATGATGTATAAGCGCTACCTGTTTGGTTCCATAATGGTGAATTACCATAAGGTCCTGTGTAGATCCAGTTAACACCATTCTGAGATTCTGGTACTTGTGCGAACTGACCAGTTCCCATCTCCCACGATTGTGTTAATGCAAACACATCTAAAGAATATGTTGTATTTAAATTTTGAGCAGATGCTAAAAATAGCTGTAAATTCGATTGCCAAGATCCACTTACAGATTGAGATGCAAATGTTTTTAACTTAGCTATGTCGGCTGGTGAAAATTGCAACAATGCTCTCCTAACATCTGATCCAGCAAAATATTCTCCTGTTGTTGAATAATTACTATTAGCAGCTAAATCATAGGTATAATAAGGATTTTGAGTTAATCCTGTTCTACCTAAAAATCTCACTCCATCCTGTGAATTTTTTGCAGATACTTCTAAAATAGGATCTCTGCCCGTATTTTTAGACGGATACCTTGAATAGATTGTTGCATCTGCCGATGCAAAGATATTATATACTGCCATGTTTATTTAAAATTACAAAGTTACGACCCTCCCTTGAATATCAACATCTGGATATTTAACTTCGAAGATGCTTGGATCTAAAGAAGGGTAAATAGTACCGTTTAATGTTGCTGCTGATATGTCATAACTATATTGAGAATAACCTTGGGTTGTGCCTGCTATATTATTTATATTAACTTTTTGTACTGTTTGAACTCCTGCTACCTGATCTAACAATGTGTAGATTTCAGATAATATGATAGGTTGGTTTATTTGCCAATTACTACGGCTAAAATAAGCTTTTAACAAGGTTAAACATTGTGCTAATACTTGTCTAGATGTATAGTTAGGTCTTATTATAAGATCAAAATTTACCTGTATATTAATTATATAAGCTGGTTTTAATATAATAGTATCAGTCAGCATTCTATAAGTCTCTAGGTAAGTTTGTATATTTTGTAATATTGCTGGGCCTGGTATTGTAAAAGATCCATCAGTATCGTAAGTTAATAGATACATTGAGGTTGCTAATGGATCTCTTTCACCTGGTTGGTTTACTATGTATTGAGCAAATACTGCACTGTCCTTAGTTACATATGCCTTAGCAACTTGACCAAATTGTGGTGGCATGCCTAATACTGTACCTAAATAATCTTGCTGTGTTACAGCTCTCATTTGAGATGGGTACTTAGCTAGTGTATTTAGCTTAATTTGATCCGGAGTATCTCCATCACCACCTCCTATAGCTTTTGTACTATTATTTGTTGCTAAGGTAGCTTGGATTGTAGCTGCTGTTGTTGGGTTTGTTGGGTTTGGAAACGAAGTTGTTGATGATGCAACATATGTTAACTCATTTGTATTAACATTTGCAGTTGCTCCTCCACCAACTAAATAAGTTACAGTCAGTACGCTATTAACCGGTGCTAAGCCATATGAATCATTAGTTACAAAGTTGGTAGGATCATATGCTGTATTCAATAAATCAATACCATTTACAGTTCCAATACCAACATTAAATGGACTTGGAACCGATCCCGATGCAGCACTTATTCCAGCACCAAATTCAAGTTCTAAGGTTGCATTGGTTGTAAACCTAGATACAAATCTTCTTGGTACTTGCAATCTTTCTAATACATACGGTACCTGATTAGCTTCTTGATATAGTTGTGGATAATTGAGTGCTGTATTTGTTACAGGATTAAGAATATAATCTTGAGCTAAGTATGGTACTTCATACCACCTATTTCCATCACCATCGTAAATACTTAAAATTTCAATTATATTTGAATCTTGTATTGTTCTTATTGGAAATCTCTCAGCTGCACCAAAGGATATTGTTGTGGTTTTAACTTGCCCTGATAGTGCTTGAGCTTTCTTTTTTAGTAAATATGTATTTGGATTACCTCCTACAGTAGTATACACTGATATGTCGGTAGGATTAACTGATGATGATAAATTAAAGTCAATTCTATTTGGACAATAGAAAAAATTTCCTGCACTAATATTTGATCTTACTTGTAGTCCTTCATCAATAACCATTGCGTAGTTAAAATCCGGTAAGTAGCTAGATCCTGAAGCAGGTAATTGTTGGTACACATCTAAATCAACTATTGCTGCAGATGTTACTTTTGGCCTATATCCAAGCATATATGCTAATGCATATAAGTTATTTGTTTGCTTTGCAAACTCTAAAAAGTTTTCCTGTACTTGATTATCTAAATAAAAAGATAAAACATCTCCGACATAAGAAGCCATCTCAATAAACATAGTCCCAGGAGATGATGTTGAGAAGTCGTTATATGAATTAGGATAGTATGCTTTTGCATACTCAATTAATGCTTCTCTAAAAGTATTGAAGTCCTTATTAAGGTATCTTATGTCTTTGTTAGCCATTTAAACTTATTATTACGTTATCTGATTCACCAGTGTTACTAATTGTATACGAAAACTGAATTGTTAAAAGATTTTGATCTGGATCTCCACCAAAGGTTAGATCTGTTATTACTACATTTGGAAAATACTGCTCTATTCCAGATCTTATTTGACCATCTAAAGCTATCAATGTTTCAGGAGTCCATTGTTCAAATAGCTGAGCTCTTATATTAGCACCAAAATTTGGATTAAAGATTCTTTCACGCCTATCCGTCAAAAGATAATTTATAATGTTGTATTTAAGTTGATCCTTCGTTGTATAAACCGTTTGAAATACAGCTGATGTATTGAATGGTAAAGCTACTCCAACTCCAATCGAAGGTCTTAGATCTAATACATTAATATTTCTTAATCCGTATGCCATTAAATTTCTCCGTTTGCTTTCATTTTAGCCATTATTCCTGTAAAATCAGGTACTGCGTTTATCTGAATTGCATCTAAGTTTGAACTACCTCTTGCATTTGCAAACATATCTCCCACTGATTCTACAATTGGAGTATCTTTTTCAGTTGACTGATTACCAAATTCCCCAAAATCATCTTGAGTCATTGACATTGCTGTCTCAGCCAAAAGACTATTTAATGGGTTGCCTGGACTTAATACTGGTGCTACTGGTCTAGGTGCCTGTCTATTTAAAGTTGCAGGTGCCTGTTTTACTGGTCTTGCTGATTCAGTTATAGTTTGCTGGCCTCTATTAGCTACAATAGCTTCCTTTAGGATACCAGCGAGTTCCTCTTGAAACACACCTCTAACCTCCTCACGGATCAGTTTTCTTAATAAATCTAATTTTGCCATATGTTTATAAATATTTTAACTATAGGTTTTTACTAATTATACACCTCCTACTGGCTTAGCTTGACTTCCAATCTGTGATTTTAATGTACTATTTGAGCTGTCTAAGGACTTTCTAACTCTAGCTCTTAGTCTTCTACCACCAGGTAGTTTGTTAATAAACGCATTTAAGCCTATACCCAAGTTTTCATTTTCGTTATCTGGTGTATCTTGATTTTGGAATGTTTGCACATTTAAATCATCCTGCATTACATCATTACTGTCAAGATAGTCTAAAGATTCACTAATTACAGCCAAGTCTGCTGCGTTGAGTGATCCTAAACTTGGTTGTACTAAGCCTGCAGATACTAATTTTTGCTTAACTTCTTCTATTATAACTGCTGTATTTGTTGCAAATGTTAAATCTGATTGAGTTACAATAAAGCCGTTTTGATCTAGTGCAATACCTCTTCTTCGTTTATTTCTTACCGATCTGTCTGTAATTTCTTCATCAACAACTCTAATATCATACGTACCAAATACCGCTGTGTTTGGATCAGTTTTAGAATCGTGCTTAATTATATAATTTGCTAATTCATCTCGTAAATCTGTTAATTGTGTTACTGATAATTTTAATTCTGCAATTACATCCGAATCCTTTACCGCTTCACAACCCTCTAAGGTAGTTAGAAGTGTTTGAAGTCTTATTAAGAGTTCATTTGCATTTGCTAGTAGATATCTTATAAAAATAGTTATAACTGCTAATAATGCATTTATTTCTTTTAGCAGTTTTATTAAGCTGTCGTTATTATTTTTAGCTGTCTGCTTAGCGTCGTTAAATAGTATCTGTATTCCAGTTGTTGTAAGCAAGCTTGGAACTGGTAATGCTATAAAAAAAGCTATAATAAACTTAAATACTTTAGTAAAAAGGATAGCTAATTTTATTATAAACTGAGCTACTCTGAGAAGGCCTTGTATTATATTAGCAATTCTTATAAAAGTTCTAATTGCTGAGTTTATCTGCTTGAGTGTTGGTATAATTTTAGTAACATCTAAAAACTTACTTAGTTGTTGTATTTGACTTCTGACATCAGTATTTAATAAGTTGCCAGCTATAGCTAATGTATTTCTAAAATCTAAATTTTGTACTGTCACACATACTGATCTGAGCTTGCTTATTTGATTTTGTAATTTTTGTAAATCACTATTTGATATACTCCTATAATCACCGTACTTATTAACACTACCTAAAAAATTATCTACAAAATTTAAATTACCTCCTAATCCAGGTACCGTTGTTAATAAGGTCTGTTCTTCTGGAGTCAATAACGATCCTGAGGATGCACCTGTACCGGTTGCAAAAGTTTCCTTAATACTTTGAATAAGGTTGTACATGTTATACTTCTGTATATTTGTACCTGATATGTTATTAGAACCTGCTGGTGCTCCTGATTGAGAAATAGCTGTTTCTGCGGATACTGCGTTAGGACCCACTCCTAAATAAGATCCTATAAATTCGTTTGGAAAAGCGGTGTACTTATCAATATACGTTACTACTAAAGCTGCTTTATCTTGTGTTCTATATAAAACTTTTTCTGATTGATTCCAAGTTTGTTGTGGTGGACGAGGCTTCCTCTTTACATTAATATTATCAGTTAAATAAGTTAATACATTACATAAATCAACACTATTAAGTGCATCTAATGCATTAAATAATCCTGTATTTAGAATATTTCCTTTTGCTGGTGGTGTTGCTACTGTCGGAGTTGTCTTATAAGATAAACTGCCACTTGCAGCATCGTATTTTACTGTTTGTACTGGTTGTGTATTACCGTTTCCCCATAAGACCTTATTAATAGCAGTTTGAGATCTACCAAGTTGTGTGGCAGCTCCAGTTACTATTTTCTCTAATGATGATCCTAGGGTAGCCATTATTTAGTATATGTTGTTTTTGATAAACAATTATTATTTAATTGATTTTTAATTGTAGTTGCTTGACCACTCAAAACAGTACTTGTTTGTATTATACCTGGTACTGATGTTTCTAATTCTGTTGCCTTTATTAAGGCTAGTGCATCACACAACGCCTTTATCCCATCTAATAAATCACTCAATTGCTTTACTGTACTTTTACCTAGTAATACTGATTCGCCACCCTTTTCTGCATTATATCCTAATTCTACCTTAGGAGATGCTATAATAGTTCTTTCACTTGCATCTACAGTAAATGTAGCTGGTGATGATATTGAAACACCCTTCTTACCAAATAGAAAAATAAAATCGTCATAGGAGTGATGTACTACCCTACCAGATGATATGATGGCTTGATTGCCTAAATATGGAAATTCTGGTTTATACATTTGGATTTGCTATTTTAGCTGCACGTGCATCTTGCTCAGCTGGTGAAATACTATCGATAGCAAACAATTGTTGCTGTATTGGTATTGATACTGTTGTCACAGTTTGTAAATTAACTTGCAAACTTGCTAAGCTAAAATTATTTTGAATATCATCAATTACTATCCGCTGTCCCTGTGTTAGGTATATTGATGACGGATCTCTATTAATATTTTCTACAGTAGGCAACCAAGCAGTGTCGTCCAGCTGTCTACCTTGTCCGTTTCTAATTATGGTAATTGGATTACCTGGTGTACTATCCTTAGACCAATAGTTAGAATCTTTACTAATTGCTGACGTTGATCCAAATCTTATTGAATTACCCCACCTACCTTCAACGGTTACATCCCCTGCAAACTGCCTTAATGATTTTATAGTAGATTGTTCTGGAAAATTTGGTCCTAATGGATAACTTACAGAGCTGGTTGGTGATACGTTTACTGGTTGATTTGCTGCTTCACTTTGTGTGTAGCTACGTACGGTTTGATTAACATATGTTCCGTAATCTCCTAAATCTGGTAGTGCGTTGTGGTGACTGGCTCCCCATAAATCAAACGGTAATGTGTAATAGTAATCTCTAAAATTTCTATTTTCATTAAGACCTGTGCTAGG